CGGCTATGCGATGGTGTGGGGAAGACGTTTCACCTGCTGCAAATGCAGCACCTGAAAATCTCCTGGAAGCCATCGGGGCCGACGGCAAGGCTTACCCATCGGAGCGGCTTTCTCCGGTGGACTTGGCCGAGCGGCGAAGGCGGGTGCGGGAACTTCGAGACGCTGGTTACACCCTGGAGGAGATTGCCGAAGAGCTTGGCATTTCCATCGGAACCGTCCATGCCGACTTGCAGGCCGGAGCGGTCGTCTTAACCACCGCCGCCAAAGACCATCGGGTAGCCAAGGCGTTGGAAACTGGCGTTGTTCTGGATCGGCCCGTTGCTAGCGATACCGATCTCCTCCGAGCTGCCCGACAACGGGAACGGGAACTCCTCCGCTTGCAGGATCAAGAGCGGGTGTCCGGCAGCGCGGAAACACTGGCAGAACTGATCGAGGCAGGAAAACGGTTTGCTACGATTGTGCTGGACCCACCATGGGATTGGGACGACGAAGAAGACCACGAGCAGTTTGGCCGGGGAAGACCAACCTATGCGATGTTGCCCTATGAGAAACTGTTGGACCTGCCGGTTGGCCAATTAGCCGAAGACAATGCCCATTTGTACCTGTGGATTACCTGCCGGTCCCTTCCTAAAGGTTTTGGTCTGCTCCGGGAATGGGGGTTCCGGTACATCACCACTCTCACGTGGTGTAAACCTTCCTTTGGCATGGGGAATTACTTTCGGGGATCGACGGAACATGTGCTGTTCGGTGTGCGGGGGAATTTGCCGCTGCGGCGGCATGATGTCGGAACGTGGTTTCAGGCAGCCCGTGGACCGGACGGGCATTCCAGTAAACCCCAAGAGTTCTTTGATCTAGTGGAATCTTGCAGCCCCGGCCCGTACTTGGAAATGTTCGCTCGACGGGAGCGCCCAGGATGGACCACCTGGGGACCGCCGGATGGTGAAGGCATATAGTTTTCGAGAGAAACTTTTGTGGAGCCAAGGGCAGTCGGCAGGTCAACGCATTGCTGACATTTTGCTTCATGCCATCCCTGGCGCATGGCGTGTCCGGCAAGCAAGCGCCCACGACGACCGTGCCGGAGTAGACTACTGGGTCGATCACGCTCGGGGCAGACCGCTTGCCGTCGACGTGAAGGTACGGGACGTAGATTACCTGGCCAAACGGGGAGAAGATGACCTTGCTTTGGAAACATGGTCGGTAGTCGAAGAGCGAATTGTCGGTTGGACACGAGATGAGCAGAAAGGCTGTGATTACATCTTGTGGTTTTGGCAAGACACCGGACGGTGGTGTTTGGTTTCGTTTCCCCAACTGTGTCGTGTTTTCCAGCGCCATTGGCAGCGTTGGACCAGGATGTATCCTGTGTTTCGCCAAAAAACGCCGGAACGAAACTACCATAGTGAATGCGTGTTTGTGCCTCGCCAAGTAGTATGGCGAGCTATTTACGAAGAGTTCGGCGGAAACCCTGTTAGTAGCTTACAGAAATAGCAGGTCGATGGTGACCACAACGCTGACTCGTACGCAGCGGAAGGGGGTTCGACTCCCCCCGACAGGCCCCGGCTAGACGCTCAAAGCAGAAGACCTATAGAATACCAGGACGGACTCCTCCATGGCAGGCGATTGGATTCCCATCTCGGTGGAGTTGCCGAATAAACCGGAAGTGGTCCGGCTGGCTATGGCGCTTAAATGTTCCACGGACGAGGTTGTCGGTCTGCTAGTCCGTTTCTGGAGCTGGGCCCAGGCCCACACAGCCGATGGATCGCTGCCGTATATGGATGCTGATACCCTGGCGGTGGCTACCCATATACGAAAGGCGTTTTTTGTCGAGCTGCAAAAGGTGGGCTGGCTCCTGGTTTCAGATTCGGGGGTGAGCATCCCGGCCTTCGATCGGTGGTTCACGGGAGCGGCCAAACGCCGGCTGCAAGAACGCTCCTGGAAACGGCAACTCCGCCAAAAGGGGATACCCAATCCCCCAACAAGTACGTCCACTTCTTGTCCACAATTTGTCCACAATTTGTCCACAATTTGTCCACAAAATGTCCACTTAGAAAGTGGACAAGAAGTGGACTATAGAAGAGAAGAGAATATATATACGTCGTCGTCGACGACGTATATAGGCGACACTCCGGAGGAAACTCCGGAGGTGGCCCAGGAGGACCCGTCTGGTCAAAACGATGCGGGTCTGCGCTCGGATTTTGAGCGTTTGGCCGCCTGTTGGCCGCGTGGCTGGCCACGACAGGAGCGGGATCGCCGCCTGCTAGCACGGCTCCTGGTGGCTCAAGCCAGGGGAAAACCTTGGGCTAAAGCCATCCTGGACGCCTTCTGGGAAGCACTGCAGGCTGGGCCAAAGCCCCGAAATCCCGGGGCCTACCTGCAGTCGTTGGCCATGCGGCAAGTGCCGTCGGACGAGCTAGCCTGGTTCAACGGGCTCGCCGTGCCGGATTGGGTGCATCAGGCGCCACCGCCTCGCAAGCCGGCCTGCGTCTGCTCCAAGCCGCCGCCCAACGGCTCGCCGCCCCGCAGCCCCGAAGAAATCGCCGCTACCAAGGCGATGCTCCAGGAGTGCCTGGCCGTGGTCCGGGGTGGCATAGTGGGATCGCTCCACTTACGGAGTCCCCCTGCCGATGTTTTACCGCAGTGAAGTGGGAGTAGTGTTCTGGGTTTCTGGGCTGCCGGCGGCCAAGGGGAGCCTACGGGCTGTGCCGATCCGACGGGCCGACGGCTCGCATACCATGCGGCTGGTGCAGGATCGGCGGATTTCCGACTGGGTGGCCACCGTGCGGACCATAGCCGCTCAGGTCTTTGGGCCGGAGCCGCCTTGGACCGGTCCGGTCCGGGTGTACGTATGGTTTACGTTCCCCCGGCCTAAGAGCCACTACCGGGGCGGCAAACCTGGTCCAGGACGCCTTCGGCCCGACGCTCCCGAGTCGGTTACCCGTAGGCCTGACCTGGACAAACTGCTCCGGGCTGTGCTGGACGCCCTGACCGGGGTGGTCATTGCCGACGACGCCCAAGTGGCCGAAATCCGCACCATGAAACACTACGCCGCCAAAGACGGCAGCCCCGGCGCGAGCATCACGGTCTGGCGATTGCCTAAGTAGCCTACAGCCAACCGGCGGTCCAGAACCCCCTGGTTCGGGGGCCAGGGAGCGCATAAAATACCTTACAGCAAGGCCATTCGACGGCCTATAAAAAAGGGGGGGGCGAGCCGTCGAACCGCCTGCGGCCGTCTATGTATCAACCCACCATCCAAGGAGGCTTGGCGGCACGGATGCCCAAGCCGAAGACGATCGATCTAGAGCAGGTTCGGCGTATGGCCGCCTGCGGCTGTACGGACCGAGAGATCGCCTTCATCCTAGGCGTGTCGGAGAATCTTTTGCGGCGCAAAGCGCGACAGGCGTTGGATCAGGGCCGGGCGCAGCTGCAAAAGAGCCTACGGCGCAAGCAGTTGGAGATGGCACGCCGCGGCTCGGTGCCCATGCTCATCTGGCTCGGCAAGCAGTACCTGGGCCAGCGCGACCGCCAAGACATCCTGCAGACTCAGCGGACGGTCGAAATCGTCGAACAGGTCGTCTGGCCCGAAGACCCGCAGGAAGCTTCCCAGAACGATCCCAGGCAAGGAAGCCAGGATGAAGCCCATGTCGGCTAAAAGCAGGCTCATCATTCAGCTCACGCCGCAGCAGCGGGAGTTTGTGCTGGCGCGGACGCCGCTAGTGGGCTTGGTGGGCGGCCGGGGCTCAGGCAAGACCACGGCCGGCGCCTATCGCGTTCTCCGCCGGGCCGAGCCGGGCCGAACCTATCTGGTCGTTGCGCCGACGTACACGATGTTGCGTGATTTTGCCTGGCCGACGCTCTTGCGCCTAGGCCGCTTGACGCACACGGTCCGCTCGATCCGGCCCAGTCGCATGGCCGTAGAACTGCACCATGGGGCCGAGGTGCTCTTTCGCTCGGCCGATCAGCCTGATCGGCTCCGTGGCCTTTCCGTAGCCGGGGCCTGGCTGGACGAAGCCAGTCTCATGGACCGGCAGGTCTATGAGGTGGTGCTGTTTACCTTGCGGGAGCAGCCTGGCGCGTGGCTGGCAGCCACCTTCACCCCGCAGGGAATGCGGCACTGGACCTATGAGCGGTTCGGCCGGCCCTCAGCGGATTGCACACTGGTCCATGCGCCTACCCGGAGTAACCCCTTTCTGCCAGCAGACTTTCTCCGCCTGGTCCAGCAGGAGGCCACAGGCCGACTAGCGGCCCAGGAACTAGAGGGCCAGTTCATCTCGATGGAAGGGGCCGAATGGCCCGCGGAGTTCTGGGGCGATTGGATCTGGGTCCAACAGGACCAAATGCCTAGGCTGGCCGACTACCAGGTGCGGGTCATCGCCGTCGATCCCAGTCTGGGTAAGCGAGACAAGCAGGGCGACTACTCGGCCATTGTCTTCTTGGGGCTGTGCCGGGGCCTGCTCTGGGTGGCCGCCGACTTGCAACGCCGGCCACCCTACCAGATCGTGCAGGATACGATCCGCTGGTGCGATCGTTGGCAGCCGCAGTTTGTGGGGATCGAAGCCAACCAGTTTCAGCAACTGCTTGTGCATGAGTTTGAGCGGCAGACGGCGGGGCGATTTGGACTCAGTTGGCCGACCTTCCAGATCGACAACCGCGTGCCCAAGTTAGTGCGCATCCGACGCCTGGGCCAGTACATTACCCGCCGAGAGCTACGCGTGCTGGATGATCCCGGCGGCAGGCTCCTGGTGGGACAGCTGCAAGATTTTCCCAACGGACAGCACGATGACGGTCCGGACGCCCTGGAAATGGCTATCCGACTCATCCTGGAACTAGCCGGAGGCTCTTACCATGACGAACAACCACACGACGTCCCCCCTGCCGGTCCATGACCAGCCGCAAGACGGCAGGCCCGGCGGTCCGCCCCTGGACCCCCTGCTGGAATCCATCCAGCTGCTTACCCGCTGGCTGGACCGGGAAGATGATCTACCCAGTTGGATTCCGCTGGGTCTGGTCATGGACCAGGACGGCAGCACGCCGTACCGGACCGAGGGCGACCTGGCTTTGATCCGGCAGGAGTGCCGCTGGCTGGCCGCAAGCCACCCGTTTGCTTTTTCGGCCATCGAAAACCGCATCAGCTACGTGGTCGGAAGCGGCCATCAGTACAAGCTGCGTCCTAGGCCAGCAGCCCAAATCGACCAGACCACCATGGAACGGATCGACGCGGAACTCTTGGACTTCCAGGAGCGGCACGACTGGGGCCTACGCCAACAGGAAATCCAGCGCCGCATGGACCGGGACGGCGAAGTCTTTTTGCGTCTCTTTGACGACGCCGGACGGTTGACCGTGCGGTTTATTGAGCCGGAGCAGGTTCGCCAGCCGCCTGGCCGACAGGAAGCGCCCTTCGGCATCGAGACCGATCCGCTGGATGCGGAAACGGTCCGGGCCTACTGGGTCCAACTGGACCTCCACCAGCCAGGCAGTTTTCAGCGGATTGCGGCCACTCAGGTCCAGCACCGCAAGGCCAACGTGGATCGCACCGCTCCGCGTGGCCTGCCGCTCTTGTGGCCGGTCCGGCACAACCTGCGCCGGGCCTGGAAACTGTTGCGTAACATGAGCACGGTAGCCAGCATCCAATCGGCCATTGCCATCGTGCGTCGGCACACCGGCGCCACGGCCGGCAGTATCCAGCAGTACGTGGCCCGGCTGGCCAGCTTGCAACAGACCGACTCTTCGACCGGCCAGACGAAAACTTACCAGCAGTTTCCCCCCGGCGCCATTGTGGACACTCCGCCTGGCGTGGAGTACACCTTCCCAGCAAGTGGCATCGACGTTGCCAAGTACGTCGTGGCCCTCCAGGCGGAGTTGCGCGCCATTGCCGCCCGGCTCTGTATGCCAGAGTTTATGCTCTCGGCCGACGCCAGCAACGCCAACTACGCGTCGACCATGGTGGCCGAGGGACCGGCCGTCAAAATGTGCGAGCGGCTCCAGGCGGAGATGATCTGGTACGATATCCAGATCCTGCGCCGAGCGCTGGAGGTGGCCGAACGGGCGGGCCGATTGCCCGACGGCGTAAGCCGCCTGGTGGAAATCGACGCCGAGGCCCCCATCGTGCTGAGCCGGGACCGGCTCAAAGAAGCCCAGGCCGATCAGATTCTCTTGACCCTGGGCGTGGTCAGCCCGCAAACCGTAGCGGCCCGCCACGGCTATAACTACGAGCAAGAACGCTCCCTCATGGACCAGGCCGCCGAGTAACCCCTGCTATCCCCAACTGTTGGGAAAAGGCTAAGGAGTTTCGGCCGATGATCCCATTGCTGGAAGCCAAACCAGGCCGGCCCAGGACCAGCCTGTTGCAAGAGCGATTGGCTGCACGGTTCCACCAGCGTCAAGTCCAGCTGCTTCAGGCCGTGCAGCAGGCCGCCGTGGCCATCCGACGACGATACCGCAGTCTGGCCGGCCCGATCGCCGAACTGGCTAGCCGCGTGGGCCTGGTAGGCCTAGCCAGCCTGCGCCGCCGGATCGAGCAACTTCTGGGCCAGGCACGGCAGGCCCTGCAAGACCAGCTCATCCCGCTGGGCCTTCTGGGCTACCGAACCGCCGGCCAGGCCGTGCTGGACGCCCTGCCT